TTAAATATCCTGCGGATTGACAGGCCATACGGGTTTTGCTGTATCAACGCGCATCAGCAAGACCCGGTATTTTTTCCATTCAGATAACGCGGCGGTTTCTTCTGCCGTCGCGATTTCCGCATCAAAAGCATCCTGTCTCCAGACTATTTCCTTATCAGCCATAGAACGCAATACTGTTCTTTTCTGTTCAGCCTGAATAATCTGTTGTTCAGCGGAGAGTGGCGGGATATCAATCCACGCAGGATTACCATTTTTATCAGCCCCCAGCGTTTTGCCTTGTGGCGCTACGCCTGTGTAAATTGCCATTGTTTCATCATCAACATCAACGCCATTTTCAGGCCATGAACCGGCGCTGATATATACCCCTTTTAGTGCTTTCGGATAGAAAGAGCCTTTATAAAATTTATTCATTCTTAATACCCCAGCGCGATAAAACAACAATCTTCGGTGCCCTCTCCGGATGGCGACCAGTTCTGAATACTGATATGCGTTCTGCTGGCAATACGCACATTCATCGCGGCATTGTAGCCAGATGTTCCACGGTTTCCGGTCGCAAATAAGCCTGCATAGGGAAAAGCAAATGGTAAGGCATATCCAGCATCAGCTCCCTTTTGTGTTGCCACCGTTCCCCACTGCAACATAAGTTTCACCGGGTTTCCTGTCGTCGCAATGCATGGAATGTAGATGTAGCCATTCCCTGACATCATTGACCTGAAGCTGTCTAAATCCAGTAACTTCGAGGCATTATCTGCTCCAACATCTCGTGTTGCGGCGGTCCCTAACTGGAGCGCATTTCGGAAGGCTGATACATCAGAAATATCAGATCCATTGGCCGATTTCTGCATAGCTCCGGAGGCTTTATTTATCGTTTCTCCCAAACCAAGGTATGCGAGAAGACCAGCTACATCCTTTCCACTCAAATTAGTCAGCGTATTGTCCAGCGGTTGTTTACCTGCCAGCGCATTAAGCATTGTCGTGGCAAAGTTCGGATCATTCCCCAGTGCCGCCGCCAGTTCGTTCAGTGTATCCAGTGCAGCAGGTGCAGAACCCACCATTGCCGCAATCGCCGATTTCACAAAAGCCGTGGTGGCAATCTGTGTATTGTTGACCGACTGTGCCGCAGTAGGTGCTGTTGGCGTTCCGGTGAGTGCCGGACTCGACAACGGCGCTTTCAGTGCCAGCGCATTGTTAATGGTGGTACTGAAATTCGGATCATTGTTAATGGCTGCGGCTATTTCTTTTAGCGTGTCCAGCGTGGCTGGCGCACCATTAATAAGGGCCGTCAGTGCCGCCTGAACAAACGCGGTGGTCGCAACCTGCGTGGTGTTATTCCCTGCCGCTGGCGTTGGCGCTTTGGGGGTTCCGGTAAATGTCGGGCTGGCTTTTGGCGCATACTGTGAATGTGGGTCCTGTGCGGCAAGATGTTTTGCCATCAGGTCATCCACGTACACTTTCAGCTCCAGTACCTTGTCATCCACATACTTGCGGGTTGCCAGCACTACGGCAGGGTCGATTTTCAGGGTGATATTGTCCGTGCTGCTGGTAATCAGCACCATGCGCACGGTCTGGGTGCGCCCGCTGCCTTCAGCCAGTTGCGGCTTATAGCTTTCCGGGCAGTTGCCCACGGCAATCAATGCTCCGGACTCATCAAACAGGCCCACTTCACGTATCCACCAACCGCCCTCGTTTTCAGGGATCACCTGTTCAGCAATAATCTGGCTGCTGTTCTGCGGGTCGATATAGAGCATATTCAGCGCAGCCCGGCGTTTCTCATTTACCAGTGCAGTCTGCTTTGCGTCCGGCGTTGGCAATGTCCCTCCGCCATCGCCGACCGCCATATGGGTAATTTTTAAAGGCACACCGAGCGCGGCGGCGCTGGCAAGTTTCGCCGCGCCAATATCCGTCAGCAGGGTATAAAATTTTGTGCTCATGGATTCACTCTCATTGTGTCAATAACATGGACCACCCCGCCTTCATGCGCGGTGCCGCCAGAAATAATTGTTTCGTTGATATACGGATAGATCGTGATTTCTTCGCCAAGATAGCTGGCGGCACCCACCCAATGCGGACCGCTGGTCTGCAGATTGATGGACATGCCGATCATGTGACGGCTACATGGTTTGGCATCGCTTATCAGTCGCTCAAGTTCCAGATAGGTATCTTCAGTGATGCCCTGGTCCTGCACGCCGATATCCAGACGAAACGTGCCCGGTGTCTCTCCGGTCTGCCACCACTCAATAATGCGGATCAGAAAGCCGAACGGCTCCACCACCCGACGCACGGCACTGGTGGTCCCTTTATGCTGATGAATATAAAAAGCATCCTTCACCACCTGGCGCTTGACGCTTTCTGTCCAGCCCTCGTCCCAGCGATCCACAGAGAACGCCCAGGCGAGATAAGGCAGGAAGCTGACCGGACAGGTAGCCGGATTCCACAAGTCACGCAGCGGCACCTGCAGATCAGAAATCCCGCTACAGGTCTGCGCCAGTCGGCGCTCCAGTGAAGTTGAACCCGGTGGCAGCAGACTATTCATCCGTTCCTCCGTTGGTTACGCTCCACTGCGTACATGATGCGGCCTGTGTTTTGTTCAGGACCACATCAGCCAGCGGTGAAGCCAGTTCCACACGCTGAACACCCTCAACATGCAGCGCGGCACAAATAGCACTACGGCGAATATCCCGACCGAGCCGCGTCTGACTGGCGATGTACCTCTGCAGGCTGACTTTTGCCGCTGCCATTACCGGCTCTGCTTCCGGTCCCGGATAAAGAAAAATGGTGGCTTCCACACGGTACGGGATGATTTCTGCGCTGCGAACCGTCAGACGGTCAGCCACCGGGCGGACGTTCTCACTGTTCAGGGCTTTCTCCACCACATCCAGCAAGTCTTTTTCTGCTGTTCCGTCGCCTTCGCGGCTAAGGACAGTCAGCACCACCTCTGCAGGTGCCGGACTGGTTGCACTGGCATCCGCCACCCGACCGTCGGCGCTTCGGGCATGAAATTCATAAGCGGCAGTTGGTCCCGCAACTGAAAGCCCCTCAAAGGCTGCAGGCACACGCAGGCGTAACGCTTCATCGCTTTCCATCACTGCTGCAACGGGCGGCACAGCGTCATCATCAGCAGGTGTCACCGTCAGACGTTTCACGTTGTAATTGGCGGCGAGCTGGTCAAGATCGCCGCCCATCGCGTAAGCCACCATTACCGCCTGCGCGGCTTCGTTAATGCGCTGGCGCAGAAGCAACTCACGGTAAGCGTTCTCCTGCAACAATTTGGTGACGGGTTCAGATTCCAGTTCCAGCGTACGCATCACAGCCTCCTGTTCATCTTTCGGATGAAGCGCCACAAATTCTGCCTTGCGTGCGGCAAGCAGCGTCTCAAAGTCCGGCACATCCACAATCTGCGGCGCAGGCAACTGCGAAAGGTCAATCACTGCCATTCTCTGCTCCTGTTGATACGGAAAGGGAAACAGGCACACCGTTATTACGCCGCCCGGTCAGCTCCACCACCATTGAACCGTCAAAATTGCTGTTAATGGTGATGGAATCCAGCGTCAGCCGTGGCTCCCAGCGACTCAGCGCCACATACACTGCCGACATGACCTGCAGGCGTAATGCCGGATTTTGTGGCTGGTCTATCAGTGCCGACAGCAGAGAACCATATTCCCGACGGGCAATACGGCTACCCTGCGGTGTCAGCAGAATGTCCCGCACCGACTGGCGCAGATGGTCAATATCAGTAATGACTTTACCGCTGGTATTGTTCATCCCGATATAAAGCGTCATACCGGGCCTCCGGTTGTATCGCCGCCTTTCAGGACGCCAGTATGCTCATGGTCGTCAACCACGACTCCGTTGGAACTCATCGCGCCGCCGCCTTGGGTGACGCCACCATTGATCACCACCTCGCTGTTGATGCGCGTGGTGTCAGCCTCCACCACAAACTGACCGGTTTTGAGGGTGATATTGTCTGCCGCCTCGATCACCATGGATTTGATACCCCGGACGTACCATCGCCCGGTGGCGGGTTCGTACTCAAACCTGCCGCCGTCCGGGTACTCCGTCACGCAGCCGTCCACGGAATCCGACGGAGGCGCAAACTGACTGGAGTAGATGGCGGGCAGCACAAAAGCGGTTTCCAGATTGCCCCCCATGCTCAGCACCACCACCTGCTCATCCGGCGACGGACACCACCATGTACGGGCACCACCGGCACGCAGCGTCAGCCAGTTAATCCAGTTGGTTTCGAGGTCGCCTGTTTTCACCCGGCAAAGCCAGTTTTCCCGATCCACTTCGGTCACGGTGCCGGTGCGGATCAGGTTGGTGATAAGGCGCATGATTTCGGTTAGTTGTGCGTTCATATGGAAATCATTGCCTATCGTAAACGACAGTGATATTAAAGAGGTTTGTGCAGTCACCCACACAAGATGATCATCAAATCTGTTTTGGAAGGATTCTTATGAGTTGCTTAGATCAATTATCTTCAGAAAATAAAAAATCCCTATTATCATCAGTATTTTCAAAGAGCTATTTCCTCTGGATTGGCTCTGGATTTTCGTACAATTTCGGATATCCAAGTTGGGGGGCCGTACTTGAAGAAATAGCAAAGCGAATAGAGTACCCGTTAAAATTAGATTCATCACAGCCTCTGCGTGCTGCAGAATTACTTTTAAGTTATGCGATGAGTGAATCATCAATAAAAGAATATGATTTCAATTCGCTCGTTGCCAGGACGATTATAGATTTAAAAACAGAAACTAAAGAACCAAGATGGCTTAAAAGATTCAAACTCTTCGCTCCCAATACAATTGTAACAACTAACTGGGATGAGGTGCTTGAAGAAACATTTGAGCATATGGCAAATAAAATCATCAGAAAGGATCCATTCCCTAAAGTATCAACAAAAGGGAAAAATATCTTCAAAATTCATGGTGACGTCGGAAAACCTGATTCGATTGTTATAACACAAAGTCAATACTTTTCTTTTCAGCGCGAAGACACTTATCTTAGCCGAAAAATTTACACATTGTTTTCAGAAATGTCCCCTATATTCATCGGTTACAGCTTAACCGACCCAAATATAGGTTTCCTTTATGAAGAAGCATTAGCACATCTGCATGGAAAAAACCCGCCAGCATTCATGGTAATTCACCCAGATGCAAACCCTTTAACTTTCGAGGAGACAAAGTATTTATTTAAATCAAAAAATATACACCTGATTAAAGCAACCATAGAAGACTTCCTTGCAGATTTATCTCAGGAATATAAATCCTTTAAAGAATCACCTCATCGTTTCAACCTTGAGCACGAACATGTTCTTCCCAAAATAAAAACTGTAATGGATACCGTTACGAAAGGAAAAAAAAATAAAAAAGCGGAACTAGAAGCCTTATGTCCTCAAAGAGCTGCAAGCTGGGCCGTGACAAAAGCCATAATTGACATTCTAAAGAAACCAATATTGTACATTCAATTCGGCGGAAAACTTCTTTCTCCAGACAATATTATCCCCTACAGAGAGTTCGATGCTTTAGTTAATGTAGTCATAACACTTAGCAACAATCACGGTTACCCTGACGAGCTTATACGTCAAGATTTTCATGCTTCTGTTGTCAAAATGTGCATCGAAACAGAAGGGGTTTGGGACTTCAACTATGCTGAAGTACCTTTCTCTAACATTTTAAGAATAAGCCCTAGCCCCGGCACTGAAAGTTTCGACAAAAAAATATCCCATATAATAGAAATTATGCGATGGTCGTCCCCATCTGAAATAGGGAAGTGCTGGGCAACATGGAATGTATTTAAAGAAAAACAAGATTGGATTAGCCACAGTGATATTGTTGGCATTCTTTCGAAACTTGAAACCGATGGTGACTTAGAATACCAACCCAGAGATAAAAAATGGCTAAACATCCTGAAAAAATGCCCTCACGCAACGGCTGCAGATATCAAGAGAATTGATACTCTGATAACCCCAGCTTAGAATTTAGTTATCTTTTGTCATCCACCTCAAGAGAGTGTTTAGAATTATCTGGTTACTCTCTTGGGTTTGTCCCAGCAATCTGCGAGCTGGGTATTTAATACTTTTGCTTCTTTTACCTATCCGCTCTCTCAATCCGTAGTGGTGAACACGGGCAATGCGCTGTACCTTGCCTTCAAACTGCACGCTGGCAGAGTCGGCGCTGGCGGAAGTTTTCAGGTATTTTGTGGTGCGCAGCTTTGCAAACATCTGACGTTTGATACGGCCTTTTTTACTGCGTGCTGTTACCCGTCGCGGTTCATAACTGCTGCCATCTGGATTGCGCTGCATTCTGATATTTTGCTGCTGTGTCCGGCGTAGTTCCTGCGCCAGCTGGCGCATCATGCGGCTTCTTGCGGCTGGCTCCAGATTCGCCAGCAAGGCACTCAGCCAGTCGTCCACTTTCTGCAGTTCAGCCACGTTTCACCGTCCACATTTCTTCAGGTTCATCAGGTTCCGCTATAGCTTCAACGCTCGACACACTGCCGTCAGTGCTGACCAGCACACGCTCCGCCAGTTGCAGGTTGAGGCTGATATCACAGACATCGTTGCGCAGAATATCCACCTCAAAGGTGAATAGCTTTTCCCGTAACGCCGGGTTATTGATGGCATCGGGCTGGTTATCACGCAGCCACAGCAAAACCGGGGCCATCAGCAGATTCTGGTCGCCGCTGAAATCCTCAATCACCACGTTCAGGGTGTAGCGGTACTCCCATGACATGGAGCTGGCCCCCGTGGCAACCAGCGAACCGTTATCCACAAACAGATGCAGTTTGTCCGGGTTATTGCGGACATAAGGCACCGCTTTATTGAGGGCGTGGCGCAGGGATTGTGGTTTGTTCACTGTTTCGCTCCTGACACGCAATAATCATGTCCACTTTGTCTGCACAGACCGCCCAGGCGGCCTCCGTTTCATCCAGCAACGCATTCAGATCACCGTTAGTGCGCGGTGCTGCCTGCTCCAGCCGACACGGCGTCACTCGCGGACAACCACTGACGGTAAGCTGCACCTCCGGTGAGTGCCGGACGTTCCCGCAGCCGGATAATGTCAGCAGGCAAAGGAGTATCAGCCCAGTGGCGTAAATCCTCGTTCTCACGTTTCAGTTCCTCGATCCGGCGTTGTCGTTGTCTCAGCTGTGCGCTGGTCTGTTCTGCTTCGGCATAGAGCCGCGCCTGCTCCCGGTTATTGGTTTCAGTCAGAATGGACAGGCTGATCAGCTGGCTGTTACTCTTTGCCAGTGCCTGGCTTTTGCTCCGAAGCTCGTCTGCCTGCGTGCTGATGGTCTGGCTGGCATCAGCCAGCCGCCACGTCTGCCAGCCCAGCGCCGCCAGTAATAACGCCAGCACAACCAGCAGCAACCGGTTCATGCTGCTACCTGTTGCGCCATCTGATTACGGGTGATCCAGAAGGCAATAACGGTCAGCAGATAAAAGACCAGGGTAATAGCCCACCCCGTCCAGGCGAGACTGACGACAATCAGCAATCGCATCATCCAGCTGATAAATACGTTTTCTTTTCGGGTAATTTTCTTCAGCAAAGATGCCCTCAACTCCTGCCAGAGCGGGCCGTTCTTAATTAACGCAGCCAGTGCTACCGGAATTACTGCCCATGTCAGCAGACAGGCTACCCAGACACCAGATGCTGCCAGTACCGGAAAAATCCCCTGCGGATACACCATTGCGGCGATTAACAGAGCTATCCATAACATCAGAAACAGCCCGCTGATTACTTTCTTTTTCATTTCAGTTTGCTCCCTGTAAGCACCAGGCCATCTCCCGCGCACGGCGGTTATCCAGCCCCTGATTAAACACACCTTTAACATAAACCCAGCGCGGCAACTGTCGGCACGCATCCGCCCAGAGCCGCTGATTGAGTAATTTCACCAGTGTGGAACTGCAGGCATTGCCCGTTCCCACGTTGAAGGCAAACGACACCACCGCGTCATACACCTTTTGCGGCGGCTGTTGCTTCACACACCTTTCCAGTGCCCGCTCCACACGCAGCACGTTGGAAATCAGCCCTTCTGCTGCCTGTCGTTCCGTGATTGTTTTGCCGGGAATGACGCCCGATGTATTACCAATGCCGTCGGTCCAGACACCTGCACTGCACTGATACGGCTGCAGACGGCAGCCTTCGTAATCGGCAATTAGTTTCAGCCCCTCCACGGAGGTGTGAAGCTGCTGAAAACCCGGCAACGTAGCTGCAATAGCCAGCACGGCCCCGACAAGGCAGCGTTTAACGATTGATGGATTCATAGTCCTCCCGCGAGATCTGCCCGTCGCGCAGAAGCTGGTAGGCTTTATGTTTGTAGTACCAGTTGATAGCCAGCATCAGCACACCAATCATCAGGCCGCCCAGCGTTGAGGCATCCTTGATGGACAAATCGCCCAGCCAGGCCAGCACGACGGCGATGCAATACGTGATAAAGGCGCTGATTCGCTCAAGCGTCATAATTCAGTCCCATAGCTGGACGGTCTGCACGGTGGTGGGGGTGGTCGGAATGTCCGGCAGCTCCACCTGCAGCCCGTGAGGTAAAAAGGGGCCGTATTCGGCAAGCCCCGGATTTGCCTTCAGTACCTGCTCCGTGACACCCTGCGTGCGCCCGTAATGACGCCAGCAAAGTGCGTCCACCGTGTCATACTGATGCGCACGCACTTTCATCAGATAAGCTCCACTGTGCAGTGCGGCGCATCCTGCACCCGGCTGATGGCCCAGCGGGCGTCACGCCATAAATCACCGCTTGCTTCCGCCAGTTCCTCGCCTCGCTTCGCACCGGATGCCGTGGCGTCATAGTCCTGGTAACGTTCGTTGAGCATGGCGCGTGCCCAGCAGTAAACCGCGTTGAAATAGTGCTGAATGCGCTCGCTTTTGCCGTCCAGTTGTTCCGCCGGGACTTCTGCCAGCGAGGCATACCCCAGCATCTGCTGGCGTCTGCGAAACTCATACAGCTCTGCGTTGACCTCCGAAATTGCCGACAGCGCAACCTGCTTTAAACGCGGCTGCGTCACCGTGCCGTCAGTGCGCATGACACTGCGAAACTCCGACAGGTCCACATCAGGCCAGAACGGCGTATTTCTGATGATTTCCGCCTGTTCCGGTGCCTGTTCTGGCGCAACAAACTTCATGCTGCTTTCTCCTGAAATAGAGGGCGGTGGACGGGGTTTTGATGTGGCAGTGCCTTTCGCCACCCCGTGCCGCCCGTGCGCGGGGGCACGTTCTGTCAGCGGCTGTCATTGCGCAGTCTGCGCTCCAGCTGCTGTTTGTCTTTTTTCACGCCACAGCGGGGATCGAGCTGTAACGCATGGTTGAAATGATTAAGGGCAGACGCCGGATTGCCTTCACTCAGGACCGCGCCAATCGCTTTATGCAGACGCGCCCGTGACTGATCCGGCATATCCAGACCGTCTGTCAGCTCCAGCGTCTGCAGCAACAGATCGGCATCAAAGCCGGTGGCAGCAAGCATTGCGCTCTGCGCCGCGTCTGCCATTTCCTCTGCCAGCACGGTCTGCACGTTGCGGTTACCCAGCGGCATCACCCAGCCATGACGCAGGGCATGACGCCCGATCTCCAGCGCCCCGGCATAATCTCCGGCATCAATGCGCCACAGCATCACGTACATCAGCACGTCATCCTGTTGAGCGCCTCCGGCAGCCAGAACGCCCTCCGCCCAGGCGGCATATTTCGGCAGCAGCTCCACCTTTATTTCCGCTTTTTTCACCGTGGACTGAACGCCCTTGAGACGGCGGCGGTCTTCCGCCAGTTGCAGCAGCATCAGGTCATAGCCCGACGCGTGGCGAACACTGCCGCCCTCACGGGCGGCCTGTTCAGCCTGAACGCGCAGGCGATGCTGCCGTGCGGGACTCAGGCTCATGGATTACGCTCCGGTTTCTGCTGCGGCGGCGCTGAAGTCGCCAATCTGGATGTTTTCCACCAGTGCGGCGCAGCGGTAGTCCTCAACCACATAGGCTTCGTTAACGGATTCAAAATTTTCAATCCGGTCACGTTTCGGGTTGTCGATAACTGAACGGCGGCGGGTGTCTTCCTGCCAGTAGATGGACAGGTTATCCAGACGGGTGATTAGCAACGCATTCGGCGGGAAGAACGGCGCACGCACGGCCTGCAGGCCACCCATGCGTTTCTGACTGATGATCATATCGGCAGCGAGTTTTTCACTGTTTTCCTGCTCTTTGTTGACCAGCGGGAAATACTTGTCAGACAGCAGTTCACGACCGCAAATCACCACCAGATCGTCATCGTCCTGGTAGACCACGTCGATAAGCTCATTAACGGCATCCATCACCACGGCGTCCAGGTTGGCATATTCGCCACCTTTACCGACTTTCACCGCGCCCGGTGTGGTTTCACCGCCCGTGGTGGTGCTGCCCATGACGTGATCCGGTGCATCCTCACGGATTTTCTGCAGCCAGCCTTTATTCACATCCTGCAGCAGCGGGTTTTCGCTACGGTTGGAGGTTTTCGCACGCTTCACGCCGTTAAAGCCGATCATGATGCGGTCCAGTGCCTGACGTTTCACGATGGCGTTACGGATACGCACCTGGAAATCCTGAAACTTCGCCCACAGGTCCAGCTTCGCGTAGGTCAGCACCGTGTCAAAGTTAGTCTGCTCGCATTTATATTCCACATCGACCATCAGCGTCGGATCGACAGGCTCACGCTCTTTCGCGGTGGTATCAGTGGTTCCGGCAATGGTGCTGCCAACACCCAATCCAAGCAGCTGACCGGACTGCTCAGTCACTGGCGTAACGTTAATCAGCGTCAGGAATGCGGCGGACTGCTGGATCTGGTCTTCCAGCGTCTGCTGTACAGACGGCTCTACGGTGAATTTGCTGGACAGTTCTTCAACTGCCACACCGTTCAGACGCGCCAGCTGCTGCAGGTAAGCGTTAAAAGCAAAGCGGGTATTCTTCTTCATCAGGTTTTGTGCTCCATCAGCAATTGGTCAGAGTGTCAGCGGGGGCGTTACCGCCTGTTGCACGCTGGCGGTAGTCCTGGCGGCTGTCTTCATGACTCAGCTTATTCACCAGTTCGTTAAAGGCGGTCTGCTGTGCCTGCAGGGCAGTCTCCAGCTCAGACAGGGATTTTTCGGTACGCACACTCAGGTTTTGCTGCTCAGTGGCGACCAGCTCCACGGCCTTATGCACATCAGAGAACCGGGCGTCATCGGACTGCTCTTTTTTGGTAAACAGCGCCGTGACACGGGCAAACAGGGACGGTTTGTCCTCCTGGATTTCTTCCAGTTCGATCACCGTTTCCTCTGCAGCGGTAAAAAGATTGGCGGGATTCTGCTTGCGGTTTGCCAGCGGGTTATGGGCTGCACTGGCGCTGAATGTCAGCATTTCAGTGCCCAGACTGGCAGGGTCATCAGTGGCAGCCAGGCCGACCAGGTAGGCTTTGCCCGTATCAGCAAAGTTCGGGCTGACTTCCATAGAGGTGAATAATTTCTGGCCTTTTTTCACCAGTTCCACCAGGGACTCCGTTGGCTCAACGTCGGCATACAGCGCCATCTTGCCTGCCAGCGGACCTTCCGTGATTTCTTCAGCAAACAGCGCCGTCACCTTGCCGTAGCGGTTAAAGGTGCTGTCCGGCAGATAAGACTTGATGTGCTCAAGGTTAATCAGCGCGGTATACACCGCCGGGTTGTAGCTGGCTGCCATCTGTTCCAGCCATTCACGCTGGATTTCGCGTCCGTCGGTGGTGGCACCTTCCACCCCGATGCGAAAACGCTTTGCTTTCACTGTCATGAGCCGTGCTCCGTTAGAAAAAACTTACTGGAGCCTTATGGTTGCGGTGATAGGGGCAGTGAAACAATGCGCGGTATTTGTACCGACAACCACACAAACCGCAGGCGGGGAAAGCCTTCATTCAAGGCTGTAGGTTTGTTCCATGAACACCACACTGACACCCGCAGATCTCGATCCCCGTCGGCAGGCCATGCTGCTGTACTTTCAGGGATACCGCGTAGCCCGCATTGCTGAAATGCTGGGCGAGAAAGTTGCAACCGTTCACAGCTGGAAAAAACGCGACAAGTGGGGTGACTATGGGCCGCTGGATCAGATGCAGCTCACCACCGCCGCACGCTACTGCCAGCTCATTATGAAGGAGCACAAAGAAGGGAAAGATTTCAAAGAGATTGACCTGCTGGCGCGCCAGTCGGAACGCCACGCGCGGATCGGCAAGTTTAACAATGGCGGCAACGAAGCCGACTTAAACCCTAACGTCGCCAACCGCAACAAAGGCCCGCGCCGTCAGCCGGAAAAGAATGTTTTCACCGATGAGCAGATTGAGAAGCTGGAAGAAATCTTCCATTCCTCCATGTTCAACTACCAGCACCACTGGTGGGAAGCCGGAAAAACCAACCGCATCCGCAACCTGCTGAAGTCACGCCAGATCGGCGCGACCTTTTACTTTGCCCGTGAAGCCCTGATTGACGCTCTGCTTACCGGACGTAACCAAATTTTCCTTTCCGCCAGCAAGGCACAGGCCCACGTCTTTAAGCAGTACATCATCGACTTCGCTAAAGAAGTGGAGGTGGAGCTGAAAGGCGATCCGATGGTGCTTCCTAACGGGGCCACGCTTTACTTCCTCGGCACCAATGCCCGCACGGCCCAGAGTTATCACGGCAACCTGTATCTGGATGAATATTTCTGGATACCGAAATTCCAGGAGCTGCGCAAAGTGGCTTCCGGTATGGCTATTCACAAAAAATGGCGACAGACCTATTTTTCCACGCCATCCAGCCTGACACACAGTGCTTATCCGTTCTGGTCCGGTGCGCTGTTCAACCGTGGGCGCAACAAAGCCGATAAGGTGGACATCGACCTGTCCCACAGCAATCTGGCCCCCGGCCTGCTGTGCGCAGACGGACAATACCGCCAGATAGTCACCGTGGAAGATGCGGTGCGCGGCGGCTGTAACCTGTTCGACCTTGACCAGTTGCGCATGGAATACAGCCCGGACGAATACCAGAACCTGCTGATGTGTGAGTTCGTGGACGATCTCGCGTCCGTGTTCCCGCTCAGCGAACTGCAGGCGTGCATGGTGGACAGTTGGGAAGTCTGGACCGACTTTCATGCACTGGCCCTGCGCCCGTTTGGCTGGCGCGAAGTATGGATCGGTTATGACCCCGCAAAAGGTACTCAGAACGGCGACAGTGCCGGATGCGTGGTGGTGGCACCGCCAGCCGTACCGGGCGGTAAATTCCGCATTCTTGAGCGTCACCAGTGGCGCGGGATGGACTTCCGCGCTCAGGCTGACGCCATCAAAAAACTGACCGAACAGTACAACGTGACTTATATCGGTATCGACTCAACCGGCGTTGGTCACGGGGTTTACGAGAACGTGAAAGCATTCTTTCCTGCCGTCCGGGAGTTTGTCTACAACCCCAACGTTAAAAACGCCCTGGTGCTCAAGGCCTACGACATTATCAGCCACCGCCGTCTGGAGTTTGACGCCGGGCACACCGACATTGCGCAATCATTTATGGCAATCCGTCGCGCTACCACCGCCAGCGGCAACCGCCCGACCTATGAAGCCAGCCGCAGCGAAGAAGCCAGCCACGCCGATCTGGCCTGGGCAACGATGCACGCACTGTTTAACGAACCGCTGCAGGGCGAATCCGCCAATGCCAGCAATATTGTGGAGATTTTTTGATGGGAAAGAGTAAGAAGAACCGCGCTGCGGCGACGAATCAGATCCAGCTTAAAAGTCAAACTACAGCCGAAGCATTCAGCTTCGGCGATCCCGTTCCTGTTCTGGACCGCCGAGAATTACTGGACTATGTGGAATGCGTACAGATGGACCGTTGGTATGAGCCGCCCGTCAGCTTTGACGGACTGGCGCGCACCTTCCGCGCTGCCGTGCATCACAGTTCCCCGATTGCAGTAAAGTGCAACATTCTGACCAGTACCTATATCCCTCACCCGCTGCTCAGCCAGCAGGCTTTTTCACGTTTTGTGCAGGACTACCTGGTATTTGGTAACGCCTACCTGGAGAAACGCACGAACCGCTTCGGTGAAGTTATCGCCCTTGAGCCTGCGCTGGCAAAATACACCCGACGCGGGTTAGACCTGGATACCTACTGGTTTGTGCAATACGGTATGACAACCCAGCCGTATCAGTTCACGAAAGGCAGCATTTTTCATCTGATGGAACCGGACATCAACCAGGAGATCTACGGCTTGCCCGGCTATCTTTCTGCCATTCCATCCGCCCTGCTCAACGAATCCGCCACGCTGTTCCGCCGTAAGTATTACATCAACGGCAGCCATGCAGGCTTCATCATGTACATGACCGACGCCGCGCAGAATCAGGAGGATGTGAACAACCTCCGCAACGCGATGAAAAGCGCCAAAGGTCCAGGCAACTTCCGCAACCTGTTTATGTACTCGCCTAACGGCAAAAAGGACGGGCTTCAGATCATTCCTCTGTCAGAAGTCGCAGCGAAGGATGAGTTTCTGAATATCAAAAATGTCAGTCGCGATGACATGATGGCAGCACACCGCGTACCGCCGCAAATGATGGGGATTATGCCGAATAATGTTGGGGGTTTTGGGGATGTGGAGAAGGCGAGTCGAGTTTTTGTGCGAAATGAATTGAGGCCACTACAAAAGAGCCTATTAGAGCTGAACAACTGGTTAAAGGAGGATGTAATACATTTTGAGGATTATAACTTAGATATTCAATAATCTTAAAAACCTGCATATGCAGGTTTTTACATTATATAGTTATAAAACTAACAAAAATCATATTCAAAGCTCTGAGTCTACAGGCTCATGATAAAGGTTTACAGGGTAGTGTATAACCTCATAATTAAGTTGACTAACAGTGTGAGTATGTTGACTGTAAAAAACCAATGGGTTTCTCTTACAAGGAGTTATCGAGATAGACTTACAAGCATGAATTCTTGGAGCCGATTTATCTAAATGAGCCTTCCACTTAGTCATCATTTCATTACATTTTTTATTACGCGTATATATAATTAACCCACCACTTGCACTGTCTACAGTACCAGTGCTATATCGCTCAGTGAGTTGTGCATACCCTTTAAATAAATAACCATATGAACCAGTGTGTTTTTTGGCCTCGCCATGCCAAGTAAATCTATTCAACTTTATTGTTATATCACAATGACCTCGTTGATTATTTTCATGATATGCTTCAATTCCCATATCTTTATTTTTTATATTTGCCAGTAAAATTAAAGTAAGCTGATCTTCTGTTAAATCAAAATTCAATTTATTTGAATTTTCCTCAATTGCCTGTACAGCAGAATCAAGCTCAATTCTTACAAACTGTTTGACGTTCTCATACGACTGGAGAGCAAACCTAACGCGAGTAATAGAAGCATTGATACGCTGAAGAAAAATATCATTATCAATTTCAGCTAAACTCATAGGTGCAGACATTTTTAACATCAGACAATATCCTTTAATTTAGATTCATCTAATGTAAAAAAAGGAAAGACGAAGGACTTATAGTCATACATAATCTCCCCTGTAAATGGGTTTACTAAAGATTGATTAATTTCAGCCTCTATAACATCTTCTAACTCAAGCTCAATAGGATCATGAAAATCATCAATAAACCAATAATTGAGTTTTAAAAACTCAACCTTTGGACTACAAAGAATTTGTATAGCTGGGTACACAACCTGCTCATATGCTTCAGGTTGTATACATCCTTTATAACCATTAACGATACTAAATAAATCTTTATAACTCAGAGCTATATTAGGCGATTTCTTTGCTCTCACACCAATTTCATCATACAAATAGCAAGCTAGCGCCCCTATATCAGGGCGCTCTGCACATATTTCTTTGATGATCTGGGGCATATCACCATCCTTCATTGCTGACTCCAATTATAATATCAGCTTTGTGAGGGTTTCGAAATCATCTTTGGATATACATTTGCTTAATATAGCATAATTGACAGGAGAGCACCCACTACCACCTAAATGTCTGCGTAATGTTCCTGGAATGATAAGCTCTACACTATCCGCCAATTGCAATTTTGGATTATTCCTATCTACTCTAATTCCAATACGATATAAACCAATATTACCTACAGCTTTAATGCCCTCTTTATTAAACAGATCATCACGCAAGTCTTTCTTAGCCACATTTTTCTTTTCCTTATGAGTGGTTCCCTCATAAGTTAAAAATGACAAATCGAACACCTTATAACTTAAACTTGAATATGGCATTACATTTTGCTTGAAAATTGGCTCAATTAATGGATAAAAATCCTTTTCCGATGAATTAAATTGATAACCTGCGCAATTATATAACTCACGAATAAAATTCGTTTTCGCAAAAACGATATTATCACCAACAACATTACCATTAGTATCAATTAATACATGGATTTTATTTGAAGCTGAATCTAATATACACACATCAAAACACTGACGTTTTTCTTTTCTCTTCGCAATGATTTCATCAAACTGTTTGTATGCTGCTAACTTTGACGGAGGGACTTTCTCTCTTACAACCAGCTCCCTGATAGATGAAAATACCAAAATAGACTGAGTATTTTGCTTAGAGTAATTAACAAGCTCAAGTTGATTTTTAATAGCATGCTGTAATTGAACATCATCAACAATCGTTTCGACTAATGATGTTGGTTGCTTCATCATATTCCATTGGAGAGCATATCTATCATCAAGTAATTTAATTACTTGACTATCTACAGACAAACTAAATATTGCTTTTTCACCATAAACAACCTGCCCAAAGACTAAATCATTTACACTTGCAATGATTTTGTCAAATTTTTGCCTATCTTTCTTTTTAAAATCAATGAGGCTTTCTAGTATTTTGTCGTTTGTTGCTTCACGCCCTCTACCTGTAGGTAGCCCTAAAGAAGCAATAATTGGTCTGGCGATATGCCACGTAAAACGTTCAGTTAAGGCTAAGATCGACTTTAACTCAAAGTCAGAAAGCACCACTGGGACACCACTTGTCATAACATGCACCTAGTCAACCCAAAAGCAATTGAAAATCGCTCTTGTCTTAATTTTTTCCATCAATATCTAACAAATTACCTTAATGTTGAAAAAGTTTGCAAGCCATTTGCGTCTAAAAAGTGACTTGACTCAATGTGTTACAAAGCTTAGCGAGCGCGCGCTCGTATCCCCGCCACGCCTGCCCGCTTTATGTAGTGGTTTTCATGCACCTGCATGACATAAGCAAAAGCCCGCCAGCTCTGGCGGGCATCAGCAAAAACGATCCTCAAACGATCATGCGATTTCATGCGACATAGACATGCGTTGGCAAAAATGTACGAAATACTCAGCTTACAGGAAATGGTCTTTTTCCAACCTCCAGTTAGCCAAAGCAGAAACCAATATTGCAATTTGAAACTCCACAGTTGTGAAATTGATGTGGACCGACTCTTAGCTTGTGTTCGTCTCCTACAATCCGAGTCCCCTTAACCAACATATCTAATCTTTCCACAATCAATCTTTCAGGCGCATCAACTTTAATAATTAAACGAGGACCTTTCCTTTTTTCTATAATAGTTATTCTAGGACCAACAACCTGAACATCCCAATGCCTTGCACTACAAACCCACTCATTCTTAATTAATTCAAGATTAACAATACCTTGACTATCGTAAAATTTACCCGAAATAAGAAAAGCATTATTTTCTTTTTCAATGGTTAACAATGGCTCATTTTGAAACATTATTGGTACAGTACAGGATTCAAACGTCGCACCACCAAATATTATTGTTGGATGCCTATCAGAAAAGTCCAATATATCGGCCACATTCCCTTTTTGTAAGGCTGCAGGAGATTCCATTGCTTTAATTATTTTCTCTTTAGAGTAAAGACGTTTCGTTACTTTCGCATGGCACGTAGGACAAAGTAGTGCTATTGCATTTGGAGAGTGCTCCTTTGCATCAGCGTATGTGGGAATTACATGCTCATACTCAACAATGGGAGAAGCACAAACAACGCAACCAAAGCCACAGCGCTGCCTTACCTCCAGTTTTACAGGTTCAGGAATTGTTCTAGATAACCCATGCTTGTTAATAGTTGTCATAACCTTACCTTAAAACTTCGAGAAACCTTTTATATATTGATACTATATCAACTAACGCCTCGCACAGCTCGTTGTTCAACCTTGCTGACGCCAGAAGCAAGTTCAGACGCCAGCAACGTTTCTTAATGCAGCCAGCTGTCGTCTTCCCACACCTTCTGCATAATTTTCATCACTTGCTTCCTTTCTTCGTCCAGTTGCAGTCCGGTCAGTTCCACACCGTTAGAGCTACCTTTGCGGATACGAATTACCGTTTTGGGATACAGGGGGCGCAGATTACGGTAAAGCTCGGATTCAAGGGCGTCTAGGGTAGACTGGCTAATCTTCTGCTCTTTATCGATCATTATTTCAATGCGCATAAAAGTCACCTCAACTGATGACATCCATTGAGCGGTTGTATTCGTGGGTTCTGATTTTTGCCATGAGTTCATCTGTTAGTTCAGAAACCCACTGCAAAGCCAGCCCCTTCTCTTCATCACTACACTCACTAGCCGCTACAAGCTTAAGAAAAAAATCAATGCGCTGGAGCTTCAAAGACTCCAAAAAATAGTCCTGCATCTTTCCTCCTATGACACCACAAGAAATACTGTATACATAACCACTGTTTATAATTACAGTATATAATAATCTTACTGATGTAAAACGTTTTTTTACGTTCATCAGCCTGATATGCCTGGTATTATTAAGAGCACGGATTGTTAACCCGCGTGATTAATACAGGTTCCGCCACTTATCATCTTCCTGCAAACGCTGGTTCCGATAGAAGATACGCAGGCCTGCTCCTGACGGAATACTGCCACCGCGAAGGAGCAAATCGACCTCTTTCTCGCTGCCATCAAATCCTCTGGACTTCAGTTCATAGACGAGCTGCTGACGCTGATACTCTGTAATTCGCTGTTTGTAGTCTTTACGCCGTTTCGGTTTAACCAGGCGTAATCTTGCTGCCAGTTCCCGGCGCTCTTTTTTGCTCATACTGTGCAGGTAATCGTGCAACTCCTTGTCATCCATGCGGGTGATATCCGTTCTGGTATCCCCATCAGCTGATTTGTCTTTCCCTTGTTGGTTCAAATTTTCAGCAAGGGGACAGTTATTGCCACGAGTCCAAGGGGCGCAAGCGCCCTGGTCGGCTGCCGCCTCCTGAACGTCAACGGCTTTACGAACCATTTTCCACTTCACTGCATGAGTGCAGATCTTGCCCTCTGCAATGGGTGACCAGATGCCATAAATACGAATGCCGTGATCGCCATAGGCGGTCGGCTCTTCGTTGATTTCATAAGCGGTTCTGATGAGGTGATATTTACGGGGAACCAGTACGCCGCCCTGCTTCATGATGTAGGTGGCAAAACAACCAGCATCAGCAGCAGCCAGAATGGCATCAAGGCGCGGGTTATCCAGTACCGGCGCACCTGCTTTTTTGTCACCCTGTTGCCTTGCCGCCTGACCAGCCAGCAAGCGAAGTTCACGGTAAGCCTGACGCCCCGGAATACCAAAGAAGCGGAATTGCTGAACACGATGCAGAGACGCCCAGGCATTCACGTATTCAGCGTTATCACGCAGAGATTTACCCGTTTCCTTGCTGATCTCGCCAGCCAGACCACGACCGTCAATGTTCTTACTGATATATTTCGCGATGTAGCTTGTCGGCGTTCCTTTGCGCGGGTTAATCAACTCAGACTTAAAGCGCGGCCCAGTGTTATTGCCCAGCTCCTCGCGGTCTTCACGGATGGCAAACTTACGCAGTAATGCAGTGATGGCACGGCGGTCTTTTTTGCGCATGAAACACAACAGGTGCCAGTGAACTGTGCCATCATGATGCGGCTCAGCCACCCGCACGCCATACCAGCGCAACCCGGCTTTGTGCATCGCCTTACGAAATGCAGCAAACATGCCGACCAGATAATCGCTGCTTTGTCTTACCGTCGCGTTTGTCCAGGTCGGGTTTGGTCTGCCGTTATTTAGCGTGGAATGGAAACGCGACGGACAGGTGATAGTGTAGAAAACGGCGCAGTCACCGCGCATTTCCGCGATAAGCTCCAGACCTTTAACACAGGCCATCATCTCATTGCGGCGATGCGCAGGGTTGCTGCTGCTGGCGTTTACCACATCCTCCATGTCCAGCGTGTCGCCGTCTTCGTTCACCAGTTCATGAGAACGGAAAAACTCCAGCGACTTACGGCGCTGCTCACGTTTATGCATCACGGCTTCATAGCTGACATAAGGAGATGCTTTTTTGCTGACCAGGCAAACAGCGCGCAACTGCTCTTCCCGCCATTCGCAACGCATCTTCCATAATTTCCGATACCACCAGTCGGCGCACAACATACGCGCCAGCGAACCCGGAATGAGTTCATAGGGCACGGGTTTACGGCGGTTTCTTTTCCGGCGGAGTTGCTCAAACGCAGGTGGGATGACATCCAGACGCAGGGTTTCCGCTGCCACCTTTTCCCATGTCTTGCGGATTTCTTCTGGCTTAACGTCATCGGTGGCATACAAATCACCACAAGCTGCATCAAGGCACATACTCATATGCGCAGCTACCAGGGTGGACAGGCGTTTCACCTGATCCTGACTCATTTCAGGCAGGATCAGCAGGCCGTCCAGCCCTTCATGGCTTGCCATAAAGCGAAAAGATGCAGATAGCTGACTGTCGCGTACATGCTCCAGTCGTTCCAGACATGGCTTAATCGTCTCACGTAAATAGCGGGAATAAGCCTTTGGCCTGCCCAGGCTGCTGAAGTATTCAATACGTTGCATCAGCGGCTTGCTGATATGGGAAGGCTGGGCGTTGACGTCCGCCAGAATGACCATGTCTGAATTAAAACGCTGCTGCTCATGCGCCAGCTTTGCCCGGCTAATGAGCTTATCCTGCTCCATTTCGCGCTGGACAGGATCACGTGATTCATTAAAGAAATAACGCTCCCAGACCTGATCACTCAGTGCCTCGCGGCGCAACTGTTCCTGCTCGTTATCGGCAGCGTACAGAGTGATCAGGTTTGAAAGCGTAGAAACCGGCGCAACTTCCGCCGGGTCCAGATAAGGGTTAATGGCCTTTTTCGGGCTGTTCCATGAGAATGCTGCGGCAGCCTCGTTAAAGCCGCAGCAGTTGTTCATATCGGCATGACTCATGCACGTACTCCGTACACGGCAGAACTATCCACGCCACGCGAATAATCAAATCCCATCCAGCAGCGCGGCCCGGAAACAGCAATGATTTCTGTTGCTGATTTACCCTCGCCAGCTGCCACACCGATGCTGCGTTTTACCTTGATATAGTGGTGAGTAAAATTGCGATACAGCGAACGGATCAGGGATGTGTCACTGTTAGAAACAATGACCGGATGTCCTTCTGATGACCGATGTTCAAGAACGGATGCCAGGTGATACTGGTCATCTTCAGTGAAACCATCAGTGTGATAGCCGGAAAACGTACCGTCATATGGCGGATCGCAATACACCACATCTCCCGCCTTCAACATCGCCAGCGTTTCATCAAAGCTGGCGCAGATAAACGTTGCTCGCTGGGCTTTTTCTGCAAATGTGCGAAGTTCTTTTTCAGGGAAATACGGATTTTTATAATTACCGTAGGGAATGTTGAAATGCCCGCTCTTGTTATAGCGACATAAACCACGGTAACCGTGACGATTGAGATACAGGAAATATACCGCTTTCATGAAATCAGTAATTTCAGTTGAGCAGTTAAACTCCTGCCTTATGTTGTAATAAGCCACCTCCCTGTTTGCGATCTCAAATAAAACTCTGGCGCGAGATATAAACGATTCACAATCAGCGACAACCTTTTTATAGAGGTTGATTAAATCAGGATTAATATCCGCAACCAGATAGCTGGGATAATCCGTTTCCATCATCACAGCACAGGAACCCGCGAAAGGTTCAACCAGTCGCGGGCCAGCAGGAAGGTATTTTTTCAGTTCTGGCATAATGGCGGTTTTATTTCCCGCCCATTTCAGGATGGTGCTCATACAGCACCTCCGTTGTAATGTTTGCCTTTCAGTTCTGCGATTTCCTGACAGGTAATGCAAAGCTGCACTCCCGGAATGGCGCGGCGTCGTGCTGGCGGAATTGGCGCTTCACATTCAATGCAAAGTACGCGTGACACGCCCGGTGATTTGGCACGGGCTGCACGGATATGGCGCTGGCGTTCTTCTTCAACGCGCTGCTGTACGAGATCCATTGCATCAGCCATTAGTGGATCTCCTGCGCTTCGTTCTGGATTGCTTCAGCAGTCACGCGCAGCAGTTCTGCCGCTTCCACGTGGTTTAGCTGGCGGGATGAGATATGACACGCCAGGCTATCAAGGCGAGCAGCCATTGCTTCAGCCCTTGCCCGGCGTTCTTCCAGACGAGCCTCTGTCAGTAAAATATTAAGCCCTGCGTCATCCGGTCCGGTTTTAGTCGTGAGGGTTTCAATATTACGCATAATCAATTCTCCTGAATTTAGATAAAGGGATGCCCGGCGGGTTCACGCCATTAATTTCATTAGTTGGTTAATTCGGCATGGTTAGCCGTCTGGGAAATAAGCTCACCACTGCACGAAAATGATTCATTGCTTTAATCAGCTCCCGCTTTTCGTCAGTGGTCAGCTCATTAATGCTGATGCTATGACGTTCAGCTGGAATTTTTGCCATAAAGAATATGGCAGCCAGTGCCCGTTTATTTTGTTCATTATTGATATCCCGTGGATCACGCATATCTTTAATAAACCGCTCAAGCTCTGACTCAATATTCAGGCCAAAAACTTTCGCCCTTAACTCCGCAATGTGATTAAGTCCATTCAGGCGTTCACCGGGGCTTAATGGAACAGTTGCTGCAGCGCCATTAATTGCCATACTTCATATCCCCCAAACGCAGCTATCGTTCTTTGTTCTTACGGTAACGCTCAAGAGGAGATACATTTTTTCGTATCGTCTCTTTAACCTGCTCTCCCCGTAAAAACGTCCCATCCTTTAACGTGAAAAAGTAACTGCCATCGCCCGACAATGACGGATAGCAACAGAGCAAATCATCTTCAGGTACTGAATAACTCTCCCCTCTGTAACGAAACTGATAAACCACTTCACTTTCTGCCGCATACATTTGGACTTTCTCCGTTTCCTCGTGGTCAATTCAGACAGCAATTCATCTTGTGAATGACATGGATGCCAGCGTTTTCCATCCTCACCCGTGATCCAGCCGTGACCGTAGTGCATTGCCGGGCTTTGTTTTACCAGCAGCGATGCAAATGATGGTTCTTTCGTCAGCATAAACACCTCACAGCAAACCGAATGAAGCACCAAGGCCAGTCATGGTATCAACTGCACTCGCCATCGCAGGATTAGCCTGTAAACGGGCTTGCAATGAAACAGCAGCCAGCGCCATCAGTCGTGTTACAGAGTTAATGCTGCTGATAGCATCACGACGACCGGCACTAGTTTTTACATCACCAGATACCGCACCTGCTGCAACACGCCCGATCTCTGCAGTTGCGCTCATGACGTAATGCGGCAGTTTCTCTTTTGCTACCTCATTAATCGGTACACATGGCAGACAATGAATCTGTGCCAGAAAACCATCTACCAACGTTGAATCTTCAGTCAGATCGGTAAGCAGCCAGATTTCTGGTGCGGTTAATAAATGAGGTTGAGCTGGGTTCAGCTTGTTCCGCAGAATCTGCACATTCATGCCCGCACGTTCTGCCAGTTGCACCAGATTGTGGCGCAGTGCGAATGCACGACAGGCTTCATCAAAATGTGGATGTTTGGAAACTTGGTAATCAAACATGGTCGACACCTCTGATGTATCCCAAAATGGAACTAGTTGAATACAACATTGCAATCAGTAAGTGCATCAACGGTAAGAGCAGCAAGGTTGATCATTACCTTTTCTCTTTTCTTGTCTTTACGAAGACGATGCCGAGGAATGCGACCATCCGCCAACATATCGTTGATTGTGTCGATTGAAAGACCAGTAAGTTCGCTATAACGCTCGATTGTGACGTGTGGCGTATTCAGAGTTATTGAAATGTTAGGGGTCATGATGCAACATCTCCTATTGGCTTGTGGTGAGCCTGTAGTAATCGTGACAAGTACCCAATTGGGTACAAAACTGATACTAGGATCGCAAAAGAGATATGTCAACATCAAAGTACCCAAGTGAGATCAAAATAAATCCCAATAAAGGTGGTAAGGCTGCGATTGAGCGATTAGTCGAAGCCTATGGCTTTACGACACGACAGGCTTTAGCTGATCACTTGGAAGTATCAAAAAGCACACTAGCGAACAGGTATTTGCGGGATACATTTCCTGCTGACTGGATAATCCAATGTGCTCTTGAAACAGGAACCTCCCTCAAATGGTTAACTACCGGACAAGGCCTTAAGCAAAGCTCGCTGACAGCAGCTACAGAAGAGCTTGTTAAGTTTCGCCTTGCCGCAGGCAAAATGATTGAAGACGGTTCATATGTCTTCGATTCATCATTTCTTCCTGCAAACCTTTCATCACCAATTGTTGTTCAGGATGGACTCGTCACATACATTTGTGATCAAAAATTTTCTGAAGTACTTGATGGAAACTGGTTAATCAATATCGACGGAACCTATTCCATTCGAAAAATCACAAGGCTTCCTAAAGGAAGGATTAAAATTACAACAGCAGAGAATAGCTTTGAATGTGCATTTTCTGATATTGAAGTGGTTGCTTGTATAAGAAGTACAATAGTCTCGAATTAATATAGTAAAAGGATTTTAAAATGAATTCATTTGCCATCGTTATACTCTTATTAGCATTTCTCGCCCCTGTTCTAGCTGTAATATTATTTAAACAAAGTAAAAAACACAAAGCGGCTATAGATAACCTGACAGCTAACAACATAGCCCTTTCTAACCAACTGATTGAAAATCAAGAAAAACTAGCACAGACCGTACGAGAATTATCAGAGCTTGAAGGGCGAGCAGCACCATTGTGGCAATACGAAGAATTGCACAGCGCAGTAATGGATGCAGAGAATAAGATAAAAAATGCGGACTCAATAGCCAAGCAAAAAATAGATGAAGCCCAAATTAAGGCGGCTAAAACAGTAAACGAAGCAAATTATCAAGCTCAGATGACAATAAGCAACGCTAATAGCGAAGCTATAGCAATCACCAAAGACGCTCGCGATGCACGCCTGAAAGCCAAAGAACGTCTTGATAATGCTAATAATAAAGCAAATGAGCTAATCTCAAATGCTAATGACAATGCAGTAAAAATTATTTCTGATGCAGAAGAAAGAGCAAAGGAGATTGCTGGTTCAGCATATGAAGCTAAAGAGTTTGCAGAAAAATATGAAGCAGTTGCAAAATCAATGAAAAATAAAATTGAAGGTTATGGTGATGAATGGATCATCCCTAACCGTAGTGTACTTGATGAGCTGGCAGAAAATTATGAATTTACAGATGCAGGCAAGGAATTACAAAAAGCCAGAGAGTTAACCAAATCATTAATAAAAACTAATAAAGCTGCTTCGTGTGATTATGTTGAGCAAAACAGGCGTAATACTGCCATAAACTTTGTTTTGGATGCCTTCAATGGAAGAGTTGACAGTATTTTATCAAAAGTCAAACACAACAATTTTGGAAAACTTTCCCAAGAAATAAAAGATGCATTTCAACTAGTAAATTACAATGGCTCTGCCTTTAGGTCCGCAAAAATAAGTGACATCTATCTTCAGGCAAGACTCAACGAGCTAAAATGGGGTGTAGCAGTTAATGAAATTATGCTCGAAGAAAAAGAAGAGCAAAGAAGGATTAAAGAACAGCTTCGTGAAGAGGAAAGAGCTCGTAGAGAATATGAAAAAGCGATAAAAGAAGCTGAAAAAGAAGAAAAAGCTATTCAGCAAGCTATAAATAAAGCAACGAAAGAACTTATGCTTGCAAATGAAGAACAACGCTTAGCTTTAGAGCAAAAAATAGCTGAACTACAGTTAAAATATGAAGAAGCTGAAGCTAAAAATCAACGAGCTATTTCTATGGCTCAACAAACCAGATCAGGCCACGTCTATATCATTAGTAATATTGGTTCATTTGGCGAAGATGTATATAAAATTGGAATGACACGCCGCCTTGAACCACTTGATCGTGTTCGTGAACTCGGAGATGCTAGTGTTCCTTTTTCGTTCGATGTTCATGCGATGATTTATAGTGATGATGCACCATCATTAGAAAACCATCTGCATAAAGTTTTCAACGAAAAGCAGGTCAATAAAATTAACTCACGAAAAGAGTTTTTTAACGTAAATTTAAAAGAAATCAAATCAGTTATTGAAGACATGAACATCAACGCCCACTGGACAATGTTTGCAGAGGCGAAAGAATATAGAGAGTCTCTAGCTATTGAGCAGGAGCGCAAAGCAGCCACTTCCGCCAACGATGAACTACATGTTGCTTAGCAATGTATGTTTCATAGTAATCACACATTGATTACTGGTTACATATACAGTTAAATTTAGCCCTCTGATATGAGGGCTTTTTATGGCAGTACGAAAACTAACCACAGGGAAATGGCTTTGCGAATGTTACCCCGCCGGACGAAGTGGGCGTCGTGTGCGTAAACAATTCGCTACCAAAGGCGAAGCACTGGCTTTTGAGCGCCACACGATGGAAGAAACCGAAGCAAAGCCCTGGCTGGGTGAATCAGTGGATCGTCGAACACTGAAAGACGTGGTTGAGCTATGGTTCAAACTACATGGTAAATCTCTGACAGCTGGGCAGCATGTCTATGACAAATTGCTGTTGATGGTTGACGCTCTGGGCAATCCTCTTGCAACCGATCTCACCTCTAAAATGTTTGCCCACTATCGAGATAAACGCCTGACAGGCGAGATCTACTTCAGCGAGAAATGGAAGAAAGGAGCAAGCCCGGTCACCATTAACCTGGAGCAAAGCTATCTAAGTAGTGTTTTTAGCGAACTATCCCGTCTGGGCGAATGGTCGTATCCGAACCCACTGGAGAACATGCGAAAATTCACCATCGCAGAAAAAGAGATGGCATGGCTTACCCATGAGCAGATTGTTGAATTGCTGGCTGATTGCAAACGTCAGGACCCAATTCTGGCACTGGTAGTTAAGATATGCTTAAGCACAGGCGCACGCTGGCGTGAAGCCGTAAATCTTACCCGCTCACAGGTGACCAAATACCGAATTACCTTTGTCAGAACGAAGGGGAAGAAAAACAGAAGCATCCCTATCAGTAAAGAGCTTTACGAAGAGATCATGGCGCTTGATGGGTTCAATTTCTTCACAGACTGCTATTTTCAATTTTTATCCGTGATGGAAAAAACGTCTATCGTGCTCCCTCGCGGTCAACTCACACACGTTCTGCGCCATACGTTTGCGGCGCACTTCATGATGTCGGGTGGAAACATTCTGGCCTTACAAAAAATTCTCGGACACCACGATATAAAAATGACTATGCGTTACGCACATCTGGCACCGGATCATCTAGAAACGGCGCTCCGTTTCAATCCTCTGGCAACGCTGCCAAGTGGCGACAAAGTGGCGGCAGCGGTTGGCATTACCCCGTAA